AAATTTTAGCAGTAAGGTTTGAAAACGATTATGGCGACTACGACGAAGACGAAGAAGAAGGTTGAACTTCCACCCAATCCTTTTCTTCATGAAATCCTTGAACTTGCAAGTAAGCAACGTGCAAAGGCAAAGAAAATTGAAATCCTTCAGCAGTATGAAAACGACGCTCTGAAGACTATTTTTATCTGGAACTTTGATGAGACTGTGATTTCAGTTCTTCCTGTTGGAGAGGTTCCCTTCAATAAGAACGAAGTACCTGTTGGTACAGATCACACGTCTCTTCGTAGAGAGTATAAGCATCTCTACAACTTTGTGAAGGGTGGTAATGATGGACTCTCTGGACTCCGTAGAGAGACTATGTTCATTCAAATGCTTGAAGGGCTGCATCCTGAAGAAGCAGAAATTCTGTGTCTCTGTAAGGACAAAAGACTTGCAGATAAGTACAAAATCACCTATGATGTTGTGAAGCAGGCATTTCCTGACATTCAATGGGGTGGACGCAGTTGAAGATTATTAAACAAGATTGTGATCCGAGTGTAGATAATACAACGGATCTTCCTAATAATTGTTATCTTGTCACATATAAAGAGGATGGTGTAGAACACTATGATCTAGTCATGGATACAAAACAAGCAAGTATCTTTGATTCTTACTATGATAAGTACAAGAAAGACTTTGTTACCATGGTTCAATCAGAGGGTAGAGTTAGTCCTAAACTCTGGGGTAATCCCTCTCCAAAAGATAAGAAGAAAAAATCATGAGCGGATTTAAAGGGTTCACTAACGATCCACAAAAAGATGGAAACGTTCGCTTTGAAATTGATACAAGTGAAGTCACTAAACTTGTCAAGAAGTATAAAAAACTGAAGAAGTTTCAAAAATCAAATATCGCTGAAGTATCTAAACTCTCTAATATTAAAACAAAAGTTGATCGTCTTATTGAAGAATATGGTATCGACTCAGAAGCACTAGAATAATGGGCAAGCACTATCTTCTCAATCTTTATGGATGTGAGTTTGACTATCTTAATAATGAAACATATCTAAGAGAATTGTTGGAGATTGCTGCTGAAGCAAGTGGTGCAACTGTTATTCAAACTATCTCAAAAAAGTTTGAACCACATGGTGTGACTGCTGTTTGTCTTCTTTCTGAGAGTCATATTAGTATTCATTCTTGGCCTGAAAAAGGAGAAGCAGCAGTGGATATATTTACATGCGGTGACGCTGAACCTAAGGTGGGTTGCGATATTATCATTTATCAGTTAAAATCAGAGAACCATAACCTAAGTTACATTGAGCGTTGAGCGATAACTAAATATCCACATGATACTTTAATTATGACTTACAAACCTTACAGTCCTGAGTGGCATCGAAAAAGATATCTCAAAGAAGCAATCGACACTTATTTCGATGACTACGTGGACAATGAAATAATCTACAGTGATATCATGGATATCCTTGGTGCGAGGATGACTGCTGCTGTGAATGAAGTCAATAAGGTTTTAGATCTAAAAGACAAACTCAAAACGAACTAACATGCTTTCTACCGCGTATCGACTTCGTTTGGAGTCCATCTGCCGTTGCATCGCCAACAAAGAACAAGTTCCTTTAGAGGATATGATCTGGGCAGAGAAACTTGCTAAGGCACATACCCTTGCTAGAGATTGGTTGAACAAAGCACGTCGTCAAGCCGCTCAAGATATTGAGGAAGGGAGTGTTGATGATTTTATGAATAGGATGGGTTTAGGAGATCCCGATCCATCCAATTATAAAAAGGGATTTGATGGTGCTGATGAAATTGTAGATTGGTTTCAACGTGATAAACCTGATGATTGGAGGCAACGTGACTGAAAAGATCACACCAGAAACATACGAAAAGATGAATGAAGAGTTTGAGGAAGAAGGACTTGCCTTCAGAATCATCGTACCTACTCAAGAGCAAATTGATGAATGGAAACAAAAGAATTAATAATATTACTATTGTTGGTGGAGGGACTGCAGGTTTAATATCCGCATTAATTCTTAAAACAAAATTTGTAGATAAAAATATATCAATAATAGAGTCGTCTAATATTGGAATAGTTGGAGTAGGTGAAAGTTCAACAGAACATTGGCACCAATTTTGTAAGTACGTTGGTATATCACAACTCTCTGCTATTTTAGAATGTGATGCTACGTTTAAGGCAGGAGTATATTTTGAGGATTGGGCTGATGAAAATTTTTTACATGTTATAACAGAACCTTATACTAAAACAGAAGATTCTTACTTTAAAGTATATGGACACTTAATTGCAAATAATTGTTCTACCTTTGATTTGCAATCAAAAAAAATATTACAAAATTTAGTAAGCACTTCTTTTTTTAACAATATTAATAATTCTCCAACAAATCAGTTTCATTTTGATACCTTCAAACTAAATCAATTCTTACATAAAGAATGTCTTAATAGAGGAATAAAAATCATCATTGATGATATTGATGATGTAAAACTTGATAGTAAAACTGAAGAAATTTTGTATGTTTCTTCAAAGAAAAATAAATATGCTGCTGAATTTTTTATTGATTGTTCTGGTTTTGCCAAACTATTATTAAAAAATACTTATGGTATAAACTGGATTTCCTATTCAGAACATTTTCCAGTCAATAGTGCGATATCTTTTGGTACAGATGAAATGTCTGAGTATAACATATACACTAAAGCGACTGCCAGAAGTGCGGGATGGTCTTGGACTATACCAACACAAACAAGAACTGGAAATGGATATGTGTATTGTGATAGATTTATAGATGAAGATAATGCTATAAATGAAATGGAGATTGCTTATGGTAAAAAGTTAAATATTTCAAAAACCTTTAAGTTTGATCCAGGAAGATTGGAAAAATCTTGGCATAAAAATTGTTTTGCTGTTGGGTTATCTCAAAGTTTTGTTGAACCTTTAGAAGCAACTTCTATTGGTAGCGTCATTCAACAAATGTTTTGCTTTGTTAATTTTCTTCCATCATATGACATTGATACTTGTAATAAACACATAAATGAAATATTTGATAACATAGCTGATTATGTTCAATCTCATTACTTAACTAAAAGAGAAGACACTCCTTTTTGGAAAGAACTTAAGTATAACTTAAAGCTTACAAAAAATTTAGAAAAATATTTAAAAATTTGGGAGAACAGACTTCCAATGACAGTAGATATTTTTTGTCCTTGGGGAATGTTTAGCGCAATAAACTATATTCCTATCTTATATGGGTTAAAATGGTTTAATAATGAAAAAATAAAAAATGAGTACGAAAATAGTGGAGTTGATAATTCTCAAAACTTTATTTTAAATAATATAGATTCTGAAAGTTTTTGGATAAGTCATAAAAAAATGATAAAAATTTTAATGGAAGGAGATTATAAAAAAATTAATAAAAATTCTATTTCTAATTCGTTCAATTATAATTAAATATAAAAATATAATCAATTAGGCAAAAGATTATGCAAGCATTAATTTATTCTAACGGTAGTCAAGAATCTGAGAGAGCAAAGATGGTTCTTGATGCATGTGGACAGGAAGTAAAAGAGTTTTTACTGGGTGTCGATTTCAGTGATAAACAATTCCGTGCTGAGTTTGGAAGTGAAGCAGAGTATCCTCAAGTAGCTATTGGTTTGAACCATCGAGGCAATTTGAAAGAAACTCTCAAGTTCATGTCTGATACAGGAATGTTTGTATAAACTGTATCACAAGTTACAAAACTGCTTGACTATATAATCTATGAAGGGTATAATAACCCTACGTTCATCCCACCAATGGGACGCAAGTAAGTCGCGGAACGGATCGTTCATCCCTTAGGGGACGCAAACGACTAAAGGAACGGGCCTAAAAATCCACTACTTTAGGAGTACTACCATGAACACACTCAACCTCATTCGTAAGCAGATTGAAAAGCAGTCTGCACTGCATGATGCACAAATTAATCACACTGCCTATCGTGGTATTGTGACTAAGAAGTTCGCATCTGCACCCAAGGAAGTCCACGGCAAGTTCACTTATCGCGGACACACTTACACCAAGTGATTGACTTACTACCAATAGGTTGATAGAATGGGGGGCATATGCCCCTTTTTTTATGGAAGCAGAACAGCAGGAACGACTTAAACTTATCGTGCGTAACCTAAAATCATTGGTAGAGGTGCTAGAGTCAGAAGTATATTCCGACGTAACTAAATACTCTAGCGGAAGTAGTGCGCTTATAACTGATTACGATGAGATTTTTGAGGACGATGATGGTTACCCCGATTAACTTCTATGGAAGAGTTATCTCTTAAAAAAGCAGCAAAGAAAATTATTAAACGAGCAAAGAAACATCCCGAGTGGTATTCCCAAGAGGATGTGATGTATGCTAAACTTGTAAAGAAAGAACTGAAGCAAAGTGAACGACGTAAAACTGATCAGTGTAACTCCTGACGCGGAGAAACACATTGCCTATTGTGCTCGCGTAAGCAATCCACAAAATCAGGAGAACGAAAAGTTTTCTGGGTTGTTGAAATATTGTATCAAGCATCAACACTGGAGTATCTTTGAACAAGCGTTCATGACTCTGGAACTGAATACTACTAGGGGTATCGCGGCTCAAGTGCTGAGGCACCGTAGTTTCACATATCAAGAGTTTTCCCAGCGGTATGCTGATGTCAA